ATACATTGGTTGTCTTGTGTGTGTTAATTCTCCTGTACTGAGTACTCCTGTTCTGTGGAATCTTGCCACTATTTTATTTATATCCGAGGAATCTTTAAATTCTTGTCTGCATTTTGATTTGCTATTTTTTCCTTTAAACTCTAGTTTACATTTGTTGTTTTTATACACGTGTGCTGGTTCTGCTATTCTCGTTCTCATAGGTTTCTCCTTTTTGCCCAAGGCGTTGTTTTGCCCTGGGCAACTCTTTAAGGTTTCAATTATTTTATTCTGTTTCTTTTATTTCGACGAAGTCGATCGCTCTACATAGGATTTGTATTTGTTCTATCCCTACTATCCTTCCTGTTAGTTCGTCATATTCTCCCACTAAGCATAGTTGATAATCTTCTGGGTATTTGCTTATGAAAGTTTTTTCATCATTCGCCAGCTGTGCGAATGTTCTCATTGCTTCTGCATTATTGTTCTGCACCATTGGGTTGTTGTGTATGTTTGCTTTTACGTCGTATACTGTGTATAGATTTTTCATGGTTATATATCCCTTTCTAAGTTTCTTGTTAATGTTTTTATTTTTGATTTCATACATATTTCTTTTACTTCGAGTCTATACTGCGTGTTATCTTCTGCTTTTTTGAGTGCCTCCTCCACTCTTTTCTTTTTTATAATTTCCATTTTTTCTGGTTCGTTTAAGTCATATATTTTGTCGTAATATTTTGACGGCATTACCTCCTTTCCTTTAATTATTGCTCTATCTTCTTCATACACTCCATTACCAAATTCTTCAATCCATTTCATTCCTATTCCGCCGAGACCTCCTGTTCCACCTCTACTCATTGTTGTGAATTCTTTATCTCTACCTTTATATATTTCTAGTTTGTCTTTGTTTGTACCTCCTAAGTATTTTTTCATTATGTATCTTGCTACGTATGCCGCTGAATCGAATGTCACTGCTCCGATCAGCGCGTGTCCTTTTTTCCATAGTGATTCTAATATTTCACTTCTATACAGTTGGTGACCTTTTTTTATTTTCCATTTCACTTTATCTTCGAAGTCATGTCCGAAGAGTAATATGTGATAGTGTGGCCTTCCTTTTAATTCTCTTTTTTTGTTGTCTTTGACTACTCTGCCGTACTCGTCCCTTACTGGCGCGTACTCTCCGCACATATAGAATCTTATTTTTTTGGGTGAGTATCCACCTCTTAATCTTTTCATAAATTTCTGTACGTCTTTTAGTACTAACGAATACGGCATTGTATTTTCATCATATGTTAATGTTACAAAGCAATTTTCTTCATGTCCTTGTGCTTCGTGCATGCATCTCATTGCCCATTGTCTACTTCTTTCTAGTCTACATCCTATACATACTCCACACCCGACAGCGAATTCATCTTCGCCTAATGTTCCGGCTTTATCCATGCTGTACACTTTCATTTGTATTAATCCGCTTTGTTTACAAATATGCTTTTTTGCTGGTAGTGGATAATAGCATGTCATTATAGTCTGTAACCGCCTCTCCTAGTTAACGAAGTAATGTTCTTTTTATGAACTCCTGATGCATTTTTTCCAAACTTTCTATTGCTTTTTCTGCTCATTCGTTTTCGTCTCATTTTTAATCACCTCCTTTCTATTTATAAGATTTGTATTTGAATCCGCTTTTTTTCGGTTCTATGTTTAGTCCTTTTGTTGCACCTTTAAATGCTTTACCTATGCCTTTACCTCCTACGTATCCAGCCACTCCACGTGCTGTTGTTTGTCCTACTCCTGGCCATAGATACTTCATTGTTTGTCCCCACCAATTCATATTTGGATGATCTTTTTTGAATTGTGCGTCCATTGTTGATACTTCTGCTGCTGCTTTTGCGCTCATACCTTCATTGATTGTTTTAGTTGTTTGTGACTTTAATAATTTTATTCTTTCTAATGCTTCCATCACTGCTATATTGTTTTCAGCTGCTTTCCCGAATTTGTTCTCCATCTTCGCACTGCTCACGCTCCCTGTTGATGCGCCTGTCCCTTTTAAACTTAATATTCTGTTTAGACCTGCTGCTTCTAGATCTTTTGCCTCTCTTTGATGCGCTGTGTTGCTCATTTTTTCTTGCCATTTTTGCTGTTCCCTCATTATTTCGAGATTTTGTTCGTTTGATTGTTGTTGTCCGTAGTACTGCATTGCACTCCCTGCTATACCTGCTCCTGCGTTTAGTATGTCACCGCCTGATACACCTTTTACTAAGTTTTTTACTCCACCACCTATATTTTTAGCGATATTTCCTATTGAACTAAATAGTCCCATTTTTTTTTCGCTCCTTCCTGTTTTTTTTTGTTTTTCGTCTGTTTTCACCTCTTGTTATTAGACAAGACAGACATCTTAATGATATTTCTAATACTTTTAACCACATATATTATTCTCCTTTTTTTATACCGTTGCGAGACTCCCCGAAAGGAGTCCCGCTTAAATTAGTCTATTTTCGGTTCTATTTTTATAACCTACTCATAAGACTCGGTACTGCCCATACAGGCATAGGTCTTATGCACTTTAATTTTAGATAACTATCGAATATGAAGTGTGGTTCTGCTGTTACTGCTATTACTCTATCTATTGGTGGCGTGTCCTTTATGAACGTATCACTTAATGTCGGTAGACTTCCGAAGTCTTGTGATAAGTGCCATGCTTCCAGTGTTCCTGTTGCGTTGCTTCTAAATAGTCCTGTTATTTTACTTTGTTTGTATCTGTATTCTGCGTGTCTTTCTTGGTATCCGAATACTGTGTCATCGTTTCCGCTTGCGTCTGCGTATATTTCTTTGTTTAGTACTCCTTGCTCTCCCAGATGTGCCAGTTCTGGCCAGTAGAAGTCTACTTTTGTACTTCTACTCCACATCTTATCTATTCCTTGTTGATATGTTAAATCTGCTCTTACACTTACCATTCCTATTATTACACAATGTTCTGTAAATGATTTTGTAAATCCTCCACCGTTTGAGTGTACTGTACCAAATCCTGTCATTGTACCTTGTGCTGTTGTTCCTGACTCACTTGTTTGTGGTACTTGGTTTATTATTACTGGTGTTGTATTTCCTCCCAGATATTCTGGTCTTTGTAGTCTTGCGTCTCCGCCTGTTACGTTGAAGTGACTTTTTATTAATTCTTGGTACCGTGTTCCTCCTCTAGCATCTCTTTCTGCCATTCTTTGTAAAGCGAATGCTTCTCTTAAGTCGTTTATAGTTGCTGCTGTTACACTTGTTAGATCTGCTCTTATATTTGGGTATCCGCTATTGTTTGTATCTTCCTCTGCTACTAATGTATGTGTACTTACTAATACTCCGTCCATCGTTCCTGATGCTGAAACGTAGTTTCTACTTGCTGTACCATCTGTTTCATATGCTGCGGTATTTGATGATGGGAATGAATTATTTGTTTTTCCTATTCCTGTTACTGGTGCCGTTCCTAGTAGTGGTATTTCTATAGCATCTCCTTTTTGTGGCCATGGTAAGCAGCTTGTGAAGTAGTCGTGTCTTTTGCCTCTGTTTAATATTATGTAATCTGTGTCTGTGTCTGGTCCATCGTCTTTGTCTACAACTACACTATCTTGTATATTTTCATCTCTGAACCATTCATTGTATATTAGGTTGTATGCTCTATGCCATAGGCTTGTTACTGAGAGACCCACTATTTTTGTAGGTAATCCAAAGTAGTCGCTTAAACTTTGTTCTAACCATCCTCCGGCTGGACTTACTATTTGTGGCATTGTAAATGCTACACTATCGGATGGATCGTCTTGTGCTCCGCAGAATCTCTCCCAATTTGTCCATAGTAATCTGTTTGGTACTGCAAACCAGAATACGTCCATAAACATATTATCCATCACCGGTGTTAGCGGTGTCGCGAGTCTTGCGAATATTGTTGGGTTCATTACGAATGTATCTCCGGGGAGTGCTTCATCTACGTATATTGGTATTAATTGTCCCCCATCGAATGTTGTTTTTAAGCTGCTCGTTCTATCGAATGCTGATCTTTGTATGTTTGCTGTTGGTACTTTACTGAAGTTTTTACTCATATTGCTTTGCATTTTCATATTTTACCCTTTCTAATTGCGTGCCAAAGGCACTTTTATTATTCCGGCGTGTCCGGCCAGTTTTCCTCTTGTTCTTAACTGGTCTGACTGACATCTTTTTAGTCAGTCTTTGCTTGTTTTTCAAGCTTTTTTTCTAAAGTTTTATCTTTTTTTCGTACTTTTCCTACGAAAATTTATGTTTTTTACTGTTTGCAGTTACTAGGACGGTGTTTCTTTAAGTGTTTCTGTTTGTGTTTCTGTAGTCGTTTCTGTCGCTTTCGGTTCTTCTTCTGGTGGTTTTGCCTCTTCTGATGCTTTTTCTTTGTTTATCGCCTCTTGTGCTGCTTTCTGTTCGTTTTCCTGTAGTCCTGCTAGCCATCTATTTGGGTCGTTTCCGTATATTGCTCTAACTTCTGGTTCTTCTTGCATGAAGTCTTGTTCTACTTTTGCTATTTTTCTGCACGTTTCTGTGTAATCTATTCCTTCATAGTCTCCATACATTGGTTGTCTTGTGTGTGTTAATTCTCCTGTACTGAGTACTCCTGTTCTGTGGAATCTTGCCACTATTTTATTTATATCCGAGGAA